ATTTAGAATACATAGAAAAGTCTACTATCCGTGATCCTTTAGAAAAACGAGGTGTAGATCAAAATTTATGGATTTGGGAACCTGCGGATTATACAAGACAATATTTAATATCTGCTGATGTAGCTAGGGGTGATGGCAAGGATTATTCAGCATTTCATATTTTTGATGTTGAAAATGCTACACAAGTAGGTGAGTATAAAGGTCAAGTATCAACTAAAGATTTTGGAAACATACTTACGGCAGTTTCAACAGAATATAATAATGCATTATTAGTAGTTGAAAATGCTAATATTGGATGGAGTACAATTCAAACTATAATTGAACGTAATTACCCTAATCTATACTATTCACCTAAATCAGATACAGTTAATGTAGATTCATATTTACAAAATTATGAAAATAATTCCAGTATGACTGCTGGATTTACTATGTCAACTAGAACCCGCCCTATGGTTATTGGTAAATTCCAGGAGTATGTAGGTGATAAAGGGGTTATAATTCAATCAAAGCGTTTACTAGAAGAAATGAAAACCTTTATTTGGAAACATGGTAGAGCTGAAGCCCAAATAGGCTATAATGATGATTTAGTAATGAGCTTTGGCATTGGATTATATGTAAGGGATACTGCCCTTAAATTTAGACAACACGGAGTGGATATAACTAAGGCTGCTTTGGGTTCATTTCATAAATCAACAACTAATTATCAAGGAGCTTATTTTTCAACAGGACAAGATAATCCTTATCACATGGATGATGGGAAAGGAGGAACTGAAGATTTTAGCTGGCTTTTATAATATTTATTCATATATTAATATATTATGGCTGATACAAGCGTATTTACAAGATTAAAAAGACTATTTTCTACAGACGTACTAATTCGTAATGTAGGAGGAGATAAACTAAAAGTATTAGATTTTAGCAATTACCAACAAACAGGTCAAGTTGAAACTAATTCAATGGTTGATAGGTATAACCGTTTGTATACTACAAACCAAGCTCCTATTTATAATCCTGCTTTAAATTATCAAACTTTAAGAACACAATTGTATTCTGATTATGAAGCAATGGATACCGATGCTATTATTGCTTCTGCTTTAGATATCATATGTGATGAATCTACCCTTAAGAATGCTATGGGTGAAGTAATGCAGATAAAATCATCTGATGAAAACCTACAGAAAATTTTATATAATCTTTTTTATGATGTTTTAAATATAGAATTTAACTTATGGATGTGGATCCGCCAGATGTGTAAGTACGGTGATTTCTTCTTAAAACTTGAAATTGCCGATAAATTTGGTGTTTATAATGTAATCCCCTATACAGCATATAATATTATAAGGGAAGAAAAAATAAGTGAATCTAATAATAGTCAAGTAGAAGTTAAATTTAAATTTGATCCTGATGGATTAAGTGGTGGAGGTGAATATGGTGGTTATTTTGGAGGCTTACAAAGTGCGGGAGGTAATACTAATTCAAGAGCAATTTATTTTGATAACTACGAAATTGCACACTTTAGACTCCTTTCAGATGTAAATTATCTTCCATATGGTAGAAGTTACATAGAACCCGCACGCAAATTATTTAAACAATATGTGTTAATGGAGGATGCAATGTTAGTACATAGAATTGTACGTGCACCCGAAAAGCGTATTTTTTATATAAATGTAGGTGCTATCCCACCTGCCGAGGTAGAAAATTTTATGCAAAAGACTATCTCAAAAATGAAGCGTACTCCATATGTTGATCAAAATACTGGAGATTATAACTTAAAGTATAATATGCAAAATCTCTTAGAGGATTTTTATATCCCCTTGAGAGGTAATGATGCATCTACTAAAATAGAAACTACCCCCGGGTTACAGTATGATGGTATTACTGATGTAGAGTACTTAAGAGATAAATTATTTGCAGCTCTTAAAGTACCTAAAGCATTTTTAGGTTATGCTGAAGATGTTGAAGGTAAGGCCACATTAGCCTCTATGGATATTAGATTTGCCCGTACTGTAGAACGCATCCAACGAATCATTCTTTCAGAATTATATAAAATTGCAGTTGTCCATCTTTACACTCAGGGATATGATGGTGATGATTTAGTTAATTTTGAACTTAATTTAACCACTCCTTCAATCATTTATGATCAGGAAAAAGTAGTGTTAATGAAAGAAAAAATGGAATTAGCAACCCAAATGGTTGATTCCAAATTATTCCCATCTGACTTTATATATGATAACTTATTCCATTTGAGTGAAGATGAATATGTTGAATTTAGAGATTTAGTTAGAGAAGATTCTAAACGTACTTTCCGCAATACCCAAATCGAATCTGAAGGAAATGATCCTGTAGAAACAGGTGAATCATATGGTACTCCACATGATTTAGCTTCGTTATATGGCAAAGGTAGATATTACGATGAACCAGATAATGTCCCTGCAGGATATAATGAAAAAGAATTAGGTCGACCTGAGGAAAAAGTTTCTAATATTGATACCCAAGATGGTAATTTTGGTAAAGATAGATTAGGAGTAAAGCGGATGAAAGATATTGATAAAAATGATTCTGATTCAATAAAGCCTACATATAAAGGAGGTTCCCCGTTAGCTTTAGAAGCTAAAACTGCTTATTTGCAAAATAAAGATATGCTCAGAAAAATTCCTATTAATCGTAAACAATTAGTATTTGAGCAAGAAGGATCGCTATTAGATGAAGATAATTTAAAGGAATAAAAATCTTTATATATTTATAAAAAAGCCTATCAATGAGAATCAAACATTCTAAGTACAAAAATACGGGCCTTTTATTTGAGCTTTTAGTGAGACAAATAACTGCTGACACCTTGTCTGGTGGTGAGTCTCCTTCCCTTGATATTTTAAAAAAATCATTTGCTAAGACTGAATTAGGAAAAGAGTATAAACTTTATGAATCATTATTCAAAAATAAAAATTTAAGTGAAGGTAAAGCAGATATTACTTTAAATACTGTATTGGAAGCAACTCGTAAGTTAAATAGAAGTGCCCTAAGAAGAGAAAAATATAGTTTAATTAATGAGATTCGTAAACACTATAACTTAGAAGAATTCTTTAGACATCAAGTTCCTAATTATAAAGGATATGCTGCTTTTTATAAATTAATCGAGATATTCAATTCAGATAAATTATCTGAAACTGATGAAATTATAAGTAATAAAGTAACTATATTAGAATGTTTAACTGAACGTCCTGTTAACCAAAAGAAAGTAAAACAAGATTTAGTTGAAGAATTTAGTAAATATGATAAGGATTTAAGAATTCTTACTTATAAAGTAATGCTTGAAAAATTTAATGGCAAGTATGCGAATTTAAATAAAGGACAAAAAGAAGTCCTTAAAGAGTTTATGAACTCTATTGATAATACTCCTCGTTTAAAAGAAATTTATAACACTAAAATTATTGAAGTAAAAAAAGTATTAAATTTACAAATTAAAAAAGTAAAAGACGAAACTACTAAAATTAAGTTATTGGAGGTAATTAAATTACTTAAAGAAATAGATAAAGGTTCCCGTATTAATAATGATGATTTAATTAATCTTCTTCAATACTATCAATTAACTGAAGAATTATCTAAAGTAATCAAATAATGGCAACTATCAAACCATCAGAGCTATCTCCTAATTTCCTTAAAGGTCTTGAAGATAAGTATGGGAAAGTAGACATAGAAAAAGATTTTTTTTCTGATGATTTAAGTACTTATTATAAATTTGACCCCTCATATGAATCTGAGGGAGGAGGAAGAAAACATAATGTAATAGATCTTCCTAGTTTTATTGATTTATTTAAAACCTTAGATGATGCTCGTGGATCAGCTAAAAAATTACAATCTAATAAAGATTTAAGAAATGATAAAGCCTACCAATCCCAGGCAAATAGTATAATTGATACATTTAATTCATTTAGAACATTTTTTAGAAAAAATTATCCTGATCAATACGCAATGACTAAAAAACAAGTTCAGGAAATTAGTACTTCGGGTGCTGCTGGAGGTTATTTAACTAAATATGCTTATAAAAAAAAAGGCTCTCCTGCTAATATTTCACAATACCTTAAAATGGGGTATAAACCTGTAGATCAAAAAGCTCTTAGAAAAAAATCAAAGGGATTTGAGTTTATAGATTTGTATAAAGATTAATATTTATAAACATGAAGACACTTCAAGAACAATATAATTTAATTAAAGAAGGAAAGGGACATAAAAATACATTTATGAAGGAAGCAAAACGTTTGTTCCCTGATATTGTTCCTAATGCTGCTACATTTAATCAAACTGCTAAGTTATTAAAGCAGCGTAGTGTAATTAGTGAAAATATATTTCCTTTAATGCCCTCTTCTGGATTAAACCCATTTACAACCTTTGATAAATTTGTAAATGAAGATGTAAAAGCAACTGAAACTAAAACTACTAAAGAAGTAGAAGAGGCTGAAATAAAAACTTACGATTATAAGGATCCTAAAAATTTAGATAACCAAATATTTGACCAATATTTAAATGGTTTAAGAGTTGAAATGGAAAAAGATCCTAAATTAACTATAGACGAAGCAAAAAAAGTAGTTGCTAAAAATTTAGAAAAAGATCCAATTTTTTATACTAAAAATGCTGCCTTTAAAGTAGATGGTTTAGGATATGAAGAATTAAAACAACAAGAAGAACCAAAAGGAAAATATAAATCCTCCGGCTACGGAGACTTAAAAGAAAATAAAATGAGTAAATCAAACGATCTTAAAGAATTATTAGAAGAAGCAGTAGCTGGAGTACCTTCATTAGGTAATCCTTTTGCTGATCGAACAAAAGCAAATTATGAATCTAAATTTGAAGCTTTCTTAAATGAAGAAAAAGAAGAAGCTAAAGAAGGCTACGGTGCTTATGAGTACGAAAAAGGAAAAGAAGCAGGTATGAAAAAAGAAGAAAAAGAACCTAAAAAAGAAGGTAAATTAACTTATAACGAAGTAGTTAAAAAAGCCGAAAAATTAGGTGAAATGGCTAAAAATAAAGTAATGATGGAAGTTTATGGTAAGAAGAAAAAAGAATTAGAAGAAACTTTAGGTACCATAAATGAAGATTCTAACTTATCAGAATTTATTGATGAGAATAAAAAGAAAGAACTTCAAAGTGAAATTGCCTTATACGAAAAAGCATACATGACTGCCGAAGCTAATTATAACACTAGCAAATAATGCAAACCCTTATAGAGACTCAACTTTTTGAAATTTCCCCTCAATCATTAACTGAGGCTAAAAAATCCGAAAGAGGCAATTTGCTTGTTTCGGGTAGGTTACAAGCTGCCCAAACCAAAAATGGTAATGGTAGATATTACCCTAGAGAAATTTTACAAAGAGAAGTCAAAAACTATAAGGATGGTCCCGTTAAAGAAAATAGAGCATTAGGTGAATTAGATCATCCTGATTCTTCTGTTATCAATTTAAAAAATGTATCTCATAATATTAAAGATATTTATTTTGAAGGAGATGATGTAATGGGCTTAGTAGAAATTCTACCAACCCCCTCAGGCAACATATTAAAAGAGTTATTCAAAAATGGAATTACAGTAGGTATTTCTTCTAGAGGTATGGGTAGCTTAAAACCTGGGCAAAACGGAGTACAAGAAGTACAAGATGATTTTGAATTATTATGTTTTGATTTTGTATCAACTCCTTCAACCCCAGGAGCTTATATGCATACTATTAAAGAAGGATTAGATTTTTCACCCCTAATTACTGATGAGTATAATAAAATTAATGAAGTAATTACGGAAATATTATGTAATAATGGTCAATGCCCGGTAGTATAAAATTTTATTTTTAATGTGAAAAAAGGGGATGCAAAAAAAATGCATCCTCTCTTTTTTTTATATATTTACCCATGAATGTGTCGTCAGTCTATACGACACCGATTTTATATTAATCACTATTACGCTTCTACAGAATAAGCGTATTTTCCCAAAAAATTTAGGAACTATGGCAAACAGAGATTTGTTAGCAGACGCTATTGCGGATGCAAAAGCAGTTAAAGAAGTAGCTATCGCTAATGCGAAAGCCGCTTTAGAAGAAGCTTTCACTCCTCATCTCAAAGACATGCTTGCTCAAAAAATCAATGAAATGGAAGATTTAGAAGAAACTGAACTTGCTGAAGTTGATAAAGAGAAAAAGATGGAAGAAGAGAAAAAGGAAATGGAAGAAATGAAAAAAGATGATTCTATGGAAGAAATGAAAAAAGATGACTCCATGGAAGAAGAGCTCGACTTAGAAGAAATTTTAGCCGAGTTAGAACTCGAGGAAGAAAAAGATGACTCCATGGAAGAAATGAAAAAAGATTCTATGGAAGAAACTTACGGTAAGAAAGAAATGGAAGAAGAAAAAGACGATTCCATGGAAGAAGCTGATCGTAAGGAAATGGAGGAAGAAATGGACATGAAAATGGACGATGACGCCGAAATAAGCCTCGAAGACATGAGTGAAGATGAGTTAAAAACCATGATTGAAGATGTTATTGAAGACATGATTGAAGATGGTGAACTCGTTCCTGGTCCAAATGCAGATGAGTCTGAAGAAGAAGAAATGGAAGACACAGATGATGGTATGGAAGGAGACGCTGACGTAGATATCGAAGTTGATGATATTGATCTTGAAGAAGGTAAAGAAAAAGTTGATGAAGAAAAGGATAAAATGGAAGAAGAATTAGCGGAAGCTAAAGAAGTAATCAACCAATTACGTTCTGATCTTAATGAAGTTAACTTATTAAACTCTAAATTACTCTATACTAATAAGATTTTCAGAGGTAAATCCCTTACAGAAAATCAAAAAATTAAGGTTTTAAAGGCTTTTGATAAAGCCGAAACAGTTAAACAAGCAAAAACTATTTTTGAAACTCTTAATGAAAATTTAGTTACTAAATCTACTAAATCTAACATTAGAGAATCATTAGGTTCTGCTTCTAAACCTGCGGGTGTTGCTCCTAAGCGTAATCTGAATGAAGGTATTATTCAAGAAGATGCTATGGTGGCACGCTTCCAAAAATTAGCAGGTATTAATTAATCTTAACTTTTAAAAACAAAAAAATGTCAAATTTAAATTCTCTTTTAGAGAGCGCTAATCAGTGGAAATCAGTTCAGTCTGATGCCGCTAAATTATCCTCAAAATGGGATAAGACAGGATTGTTGGAAGGCCTCGGAAATGAGGTTGAAAGAAACAACATGTCTTTAATCCTTGAAAACCAGGCGAAACAACTCGTTGTTGAATCGTCTCAAACTGGTGCTGGTACAGCTGGTGCTGCCTTTGCTGGTGGTCAAGGTGAACAGTGGGCTGGTATTGCTCTTCCTCTCGTAAGAAAGGTATTTGGTCAAATTGCAGCGAAAGATTTCGTTAGCGTTCAACCAATGAGCTTACCTTCAGGCCTCGTGTTCTTCCTTGATTTCCAATATGGTGGTGGTAAAGCTCTTGATAACGGCACTAGCATCGATGGTGGTAAATTCACTGCAGGTGGTGATGTATTTGGTGCGGGCTCTTTATACGGTCAAACTGATACTGCTACTGCCCCAACTGGTGGTTTATATGGTGCGGGTAAGTGGACTTACTCTACTAATGTAACCCAGTCTTTACCTCTCACTCCTGGTGGATTCGTTTCTGCTTCTTGGGCAGATCTCGGATACGATTCTGACCTTTCAGCTTCTGTTTCTGCAGGTAATATTGTAAAAGTAACTATTGCAGCTACTAATTTCGAAAACGCAGATGAAGAAGGTGCAAGAGGTATGAATATTAGTGCAGGTGGTGGTGTAGATACAAATAATAATTATGCAGCCTACAATA